GGGGGTAAGGTAAATGGCGCGGTCGCAGAAAGTACGAAGGCACCGAAAGGTAAGGAAATCTGCTATAAAGAGGGTATTACACTGTGAGGTGTTTACCTACACCGCTAAGCCGCTTGCTCCCCGCCGGGGGGTTGATGCGACAGTAACGAGTAGTGTCGACTGCGTAAGGAGGGGTGGTTGTCAGACCATCTTTCAAGGAGGATGTGGGGGCCTAGAGAGGTTTTGGGTGGGTTTAGCACCCCACTGGGAACTCGACCGGCGTATGTTTGCGGGGTGAAACCCGGGCTTAGGCGTCATACGTGTGTGCGGAACCATCACCTCTCCGTCATGGTGGTTTCCCTTCCCCCTCCTCTTCCCGCCGACGAAAACACCGCCCTGCCGGAGGGCTCACGTGTATAAAAGGAAACTGTTCCGGCACCTAAAAAAGAGCATGAAGAACAACAGGCGAAGTCAATGGCCGGTGGTGCGTCCCACCCTGGCACCTGTTCTCTTCAGTCTCCCATTGGCGTTACTTCCAGTGGGTTCTGGTCTTCTTCACCGCCGTCGGATACACCGGGATCGATGTGTATCGCCTGACGTTAAACCCACTAGATCCGCTGGGCCGAAGCAGCGTAACAAAGGAAAGGTTACTCCCAACACCCTCCAGGAGTGTAAAAAGGAGGCTCGCAATCGGAGGCTTGCGAGGAGCGCGGTGCGTCTTTTGCGTCGTGATCAGAAAATAGAGGGGCCTCGGTTGGCTCTACCTCCACGGATTCGTTGCGGTCATCTTCGTTCCGCAGTCCGTTCCGTATTTCCTTCTGATCTGACCCCAGTTCAGGAGTTGAGCATCAAGACAGTTGTGAAATTAGAAAAGCCCTGTTTGTACTGCCAGGGTCAGGCTGTTTTGAGGATTCAGAAGTTTAAAGAAGAAAGGTTTCAACAACTTCCTCCGGTTGATCTAGATCATCTTGGGAGGTTCAAACGGGCCGCAGCTACGAGTATACGTAGTGGCTGGAACCTGCATCGTACCCCGTACATTCCGACGGGGCACGCGACCGAGACCTTTTCGAGGTCGGAGGGGGGCTCTTGGAATGAGGAGTGTTTTAGCGGTACATGCGCCGTTAAGCATGTCTACTCCTCAGGCAAGCCCCGGATTGTGACTCTTTACTCGGGTTACAACTCTGAAGTCCTCTCTCCTTTGCATGACTCGTTGTATTGGTCGCTGCGTAGGGAAGGATGGCTACTTGTCGGCAGTCCCACCGATGAAGAAGTCGGGGCCCTCAATGGGGATGGTCCATACGTAAGTGTGGACTATCAGTCAGCCACCGATAATATCCGTGTTGAATATTGTCGGGCTATGGTAGAGGTGCTCCTTGAGAAAGGCGTTGGGTTGACACCGGAAGAGGAACGCTGCCTTCGGGTGGTGTGTGAACTTCGTTTCACCTTGGACGGGGAGGTTGCCACTCGTGGGCAACCGATGGGAAGTTTGATGAGCTTTCCGCTGCTTTGTGTGATGAACAAGGCAGTTGTCGATCTTGCGCTTGCTGACATGGCGTTAGCAGGGAAAGCTACCTGGGAGGAATTCCGGGCGCATCGTTGTCTTATCAACGGCGATGACCTTCTTTATCGCGAGTTTAACGACTCTCGCGATATACTGGCCGGTATCCTCACCCATGGATCCCTCGCGGGGTTTGTGGTGAACGAGGAAAAAACGATGGTATCTCCCGACTGGGCGGAAGTCAACTCAACGGCTTTCTACCAGGGGAGAAAGAAAAAGAAAACGAATGTGTCGGTGTTGGAGTGGTCGCGGGATGTGACAGACCCGGTTGGGTTCCTTGCGGACTCGATTGTACTGCCATCCACTTTTACCTTGCATTCCTCTAGATGGGTGACGCCCATCAGGAATGCTTGGCCAAAAGTGCAGGGGGCTATTCCGAAGGCGATGTTTACCTCTTTGGTACGCAATCGCAAGCTTCGGGAGTCCTTGACACACCGCCCCGTGGGGCACCGCCAGACACCAAATCCCTTCCCCGTAGTAACCAAGCCTGCAGGTTACGATTTAACTCGCGGAGAAGAGATTTGCTACATCTCAGAACGAGTAGCCAGGCTGAAGGAACGTGGGTATAGACCGGGGAAACCTGCCCGGTGTTCGACTCGCTCCGGAGAAGTGTGCTCCATCCAGTGTGCACTTAGAAAAGAAAAACCAATCGTGGAAGACTCTATCCTGAAAGTCCTCGCCGACGGTTGGTACAAAAAGATAAAGGAAAAGTTGCGGCTTGAGGACGATGCTCAGCCTGTGGTGACCGCATGGGCCTGGGGTGAAGAGTCCAAAGCCGACCTTTTGGTCGGTGCTCTTCAAGCATTCAAACAAAGGAAAAGGTTAGCTTGCGCGAAGCTGGACGCGGGTGCCTCTGTACCCGGGGTCGGCAGTGCCGAATCGCGTGATCTGCGTGCCTGGGGTGACTACGTTGAGTTGTAGTCACCGCCAAACAGTCACTCGACTGAGGCCGGATCCCTACTATCTGGAGCGATA